TAATACTTTGCGTTTTCTGCTGGCTCACTTTCTTTGTCATTTACGAAATTAGCCCTACTTACTTTTTCGAGTTGTTTTTTATCATTTAAGGAAGTAAGATCTTGACTACTTTCAGAAAAAGAAAAATTGCTTTGTTCTTTATTATCTATTATTATTACTTTATTATTATTAACTCTATTATTATTTGTTCTCCCTTTTGTAGAATTTAATTTCTCCCTTTCGGCTATTTCAAATTCTCCCTTTTGTACATCTTGAATTATACCATTTGTAGAATTTAATTTCTCCCTTTCGGCTATTTCAAATTCTCCCTTTTGGCTAATTATAGCAAGTATCGCTTTTTCATCTATGCAAAAGTATTTAACTGGAGGCGCTCCTTTCAATTTTGTTTTTAAAATACCTTTTGAAATTAGCACTTTTAAACACCTTAACTGAACTTTTGCGGATAGGGTTGTATTTTGCTCAATATCGCTTTGAGTTCTAAAAAAATAGCCGTCTTGTAAAAGATTTTTTTCTTTCCAATAATCATAAGCTCCAGCCAAATCTGAAAGCAAAACGGCGCATTCTAAATCAGTAGCTTTTACGATTTCTTTATTTGCTATTAGGAAAGAGGATGAGCCCAAGATTTTTAACAAGCTCATAGTTAATCTGTAAATTCGTTAAAGTCATTTTGTACGCTCCAATAGTCTCCGTCTGGAATATCAATTCCATCTGAAAAAATATGCTTTTTTCTTTCTGAATCCCAAGTAAAGCAGCAAGTTCCCTCTTCAGCAATACACTCAATTAAATTATCTAAATAAGCTTTGTCAAGTGTTTTAAGGTAGGCTATCATTCTTTTATAATCGTAGCCATAAATTTTAATTCCGTTCCAATATACAAATTCCATAACCGTTAATTTTTAAAAATAAAAAACCCGAGATAATCTCCAGCAGTAGCAGTTGCCTTTGATTAAATCGGGTTAAACCTTATTTATGAATACTATCGAATTTAGGTTCGCTGCTACTCAAACGTAAATTCTATATGCAAATATAGAAATAATATTTTAAATCAAAGCATTTTATCAAAAAATTCTTTCAAGTCCTGAGTAATAACAACTCTCTGAAGGATAGCCGCCGCCATCAATTGCTTTGTTAGCTTTAGTCGGCCTATATTACTCGCCAGCTTTTGACGTGTTTCCGGTAATAGTTGAATGCAAATTATCCTAAGCTCCTGCAGCTCCTTTGCCTGCCATTCGGGGCCCGACCTGCGCCAGTTCTTGCAATAAGCGGATAACAGCATAGAGCAGAGCTCTTTTTTATTGTAGCCCTTCTCTTCGCCTTTTTTCGGACGCCCTGTATTCATGCCTCCAGAGAAAGCCCCGATTGCCTCGCTGGCTTGATCCGTAAGCATAACAGTCAGTGATCTTATACAATCCTTCGCCCCCCTTTCGGGAAGCGTTGGATTAGTAATCTTTTCGAGCGTCACGTGGACCGCGTCAGTATTTTTTAATATCGTAAATTTCATAATTAAAGATTGTTTTCAATAAATTGTTTCTGCTCCTTTGTAAGCTCGAATAAGTCAAGATACGTGTCTTGCTTCTCTGGGTTGTTTATAAGCCATCCTAGTAACTTTTGCAGCTCGTCGATAGTATTGACTTTCTTTTTACTTTTAAGTTGCTCAGGCTTGATTTTAGAGCTTTGCGCATCGTCGTCCGCATCAACAGAAATTCCAAGCATTGCGCTAATTGCGTACCGCTTCGCATACGTGATACCTCCTCCAAGTTCTTGCAGCGCGTTTGTCCCCTTATTGCCGCTCATCGGGTGGAAAGGCATATCAGTTTGGATAAATTGGCCTGAGACGTGGTAAATAGTTGTCACCAGATATTCACCTGCAAGGGCCTGTATGATAACTAAACCGTTCTTTGTTAGGATAGGACGAACCGTGTTGAGTATATTATCGAGCGTCAAATATTTGTTTCTTAGGTGCTCGTTTTTGCCATCCTTGATCAGCTTAGTTGTCTGAAATTCTAAGTTAAAATTAACCATAGCGAGGATGAGCTCGCAAAGGTTGTCAGTTTGTTTGTAATTCATAAAATAAGGTTTTAAAAAATAAAAAAAAGCGGCTTATCGGATACCGCACCCGGTTATTAAAATTGTGTATATTAGTCAATTTGCTTAATGTGCTCATACCACATTTGCGCTTCCTGCTCCTCGCTGTATTTGATTGTTTCCGCTGGCTCAGTTGGTTCGACATCTGCAAGTATTTGCTCCCACTTCGAAGGAATTAAGCCAGCCTGCATCAACTCCGCTTCGTATGCTGCAAACAGTAGTCGGCAATGATCAATAATTTCGATATTATAATCTCTTGTCGACTGATAAACTTGTCCAGCTACAGAAACACCTCCGACAATAGTTAATAAAGATGTCGCAATTTTATAAAAATGATCAAAGTCTTCTTGGCTTTTTCCGCAGGTTTTGTAAAAGTTGAAATTAAATTCTGCTGATTTTAGAATTTCTTTTGCTGTTTCGTACTGTTTTTGAATGATCGTGCTCATAATAATAAGGTTTTAAAAAGTATAAAATTCGATTTCTTTATATGTTGATACAAAGATAGAACTACTTATTTGAATAAAAAAGCATTTGACAATATTTATTTTTTATTTATGAATATTTATTGTTCGCCGTTCCATTCGTTTAGAATGTCCTGCAGCTCCATTTTATGAAAGCTACGTTTTTGTTGTGTGCTTACTGTATAAGCGTTTAAAATTGCAGCGTATTCGATTGTATACCCTTCGCCGTGTCTGTTTTTGTATTTGCGAACTGAGTAAACTTTTCGCCCTGCTTGTTCTGCTAATTTTCTAAAGTTTTTCATAGTAGTTAGTTTTTCTAAAGTTTTATTTATTCGCTAATTTGTCCAGTTATTCTGAACTCTTCGCAAGATGTAGCAAAGCCTTTTGTTTCGCTTTTAATTGTGCTGTTTGTAATCATTGCAACAGCTTGAAGAAATTCTGTTTTGAACGCCGCTGCATCTGCAGGCCAAATGCGACCCAAAGAAATAAAAGCGCCATCTACATATATAGAAACATCTGTATTGTTTTTGTTTGCGTTTTTGCAGTAAACAGTTCCGTTAAAAAAACCGCCGTTTGCAATTAGTTCCAATGCTTTGTTTGCTCTGTCTGCGTATCCGCATTTAATAATAGTTGTCATGATCTTAGTTTTTATAGTTTAAATAATTCCTTTTGCTTATATGTTGATACAAAGATAGAACTACTTATTTGAATAAAAAAGCTTTTGACAATATTTCTTTCCAAAACATGAAATTATTTTTTGCCGAAAGCTCAAAGGTACGATAAAAGCGTCCTTTTACTTACCTAATTTATTTTTTCAAAGTCTTGATAATCTCGTCCTTAGCTTTGAGTTGATCTGTCAATAACTCTTTGTGCTCTTTGTGGATCTCCTGGAACTCGTGCATAGTATTTTTGTGCTCAGTACGTAACTTTTCTGTTTCTGAGTAAAAGTCTTTGCTCTGTTCCTTCATCTGTTCCTTCATTTCTCGCAGCCAAAACCAAAGGACAGCAACCACGCCAAACTTTGATATAATCTCAAAAATTGCGCTCTCGATCGAAAGCTCTGCACCGGTAAATAAAAGCAGGCCAGAAAGAGCCATTATGTCTGGAATTACTGATTTGTCCATTTGTTTGGGTTTATAATCTATAATGGGCAGGTGTTTTACCCACCAAAAGTCTATGTTTTTGTTGTTGTTTATTTGGTCCAAAGTTAGCACCCAATTCCCGTCCTCATCCTTCACTGGCGTAAAGTATCGCCCCTTTGCGTATTGCTTCCCCTCGATCGCTTCCTTCTCCTCCGCTGTCAAAATTCCGACCTTAGTTTTGCACATTTTAAATTGGTGGGAATGGCGGTGATGGTTTTGGTTTATATTCAATAAGCGGCAAATCTTTTACCCATTGAAACTCTGGAGTTACGCAAAATTCCATTTCTTCAACTGAAATTATGTACTGGTCGTAAAAATCCAAAATTGGATTGAAGAAACTATCTTCGTCATACATTTGACCAACTAATAAGTCTTTTTGCTGTTCGGTCAATAAACCTACATATACAACGCTCATATAATATATTCTTTTAAAATTTGTTCAATTGATTTATTAGCCCTACACCTACTCGTTAATGTTCTAACATTTACACCTATTAAATCTGCCCACTCGCTTCTTGTTTTTGTTATTTCATTATAAGTTAAAAAATAATTTGTCCTTCTGTTATTGGCTTGATTTTTTCTTGATGCCCAAATACAATTTTCTTTTGAATAACCTTTATTTACATCTATTCGCTCTAGTGTATCATTTTTATTTGGCTTTTTTCCTATATCATTTATAAATTGTTCAAAACTATTTAACCAACTTTCAGAAACAGTTATACCCCTTTCTCCATAATGTTTATAACTTGGACTATTAGAATTATAACACCTTTCTTTCATTGACTGCCAAGATTTGTATTCAGATGATTTTGAAAGTTTATGAGTTGACAAATGTTCATTTTTTTTACAACATCCGCAAGATATATTTTTCTTTAAATCTTGAGCAGTTAATTTATTTTCCTTTCCACAAATACATATAACATCATAAAATTTTATGTAATATTTGTTTTTGTGGCTAAATCCAATAACCTTGTAGTTACTTTCAGGGTTTTTTTGTATCTCTTTCATATTATTTGATTTTATTTAATAATACTCAAAGATAGTAAAAACAATTGGATTTTACAAATTTATATTATCAAATTACTTGGCGGCTTAAAGTTGTGTTATATGCTTGTACGGCTGTGTAAAAATTAGCGGCTTCGGTATCTGTAAGTCCGTCACCGATAGAAGCGAAGGCGCATTCTTTATTAGAGTAAAAAGTTTTCATTCCAGTATCAATATTATTTAGAGCACCTATTGATATTGGAAATGTTGTTGTAGCATTTGATGTAGCTGTCAAAGTTTGAATAGAAATACTATTTTTATACAATTTTGTTGTACTTGATATAATTCTATTACCTTGAAAAAATCCATTTGAACCAGCATTTGCTACAAATCCTACACCGCCACCATTATTAAGTCTTGTAAATGCTCCATTAGTTAAATATCCAACACCTAAATCTGTATATGAATTTGGAGTACTTTTTAAAACTCCCATTTCTACTGTGCCGCTTGTATTATTTGTTCTACTATAATAAGATAAATGAATACTATCTAAACTCATAACATTAGTACCTAAAAACGTATCAGCCCATCCATTAACACCTCCTGGCAGCGCACCTGTACTACTATGAGTCCATCCCCCATTAAACACCAGCCTAAAAGCCGCATCTAAATCGCGCGGGTCTTTTAAATTCCATTTATGTAATGCAGCCGTACCACCGATAATCGGATAAATAGCTTTCATCTTTGACCAAATGCCGTAACCTTTCAGCGCAACTACCAAAGTATTTATAGCTGTTAAATTTGTTGCACCTGTTAGCCCTGATGCCGTGAAAAATGCCTGTGCGTCAGGGTCGTAACTTACCCCAAAAGCGTATGGATTTATTATCATCTTGTGCCGATTAAAGTGATTTTCAATCCTGTTGCAGTTCCGTTACCAATTTGGTCAATATCGATAGTTATTTCGGCATCATCTGCTAAGGCAGTATCAGATATAACCGCAGGTGTTGCAGCTGTTGTACTTGTTTTTTCTGTATTGTCAATTGTAAGCTTAGTACTTAGTATTGTTGTTCCACTTTCATTTATGTCAACGGTAAAAATAGTACCACTTGCCTGAGCAGTTGTAAGCGAAGCACGAACAGCCGTCAAGGTCATAGCGAAAGGCATTCTAAATGTAACCTTTGCAGTACCTGTTGTTAGTGCTGTGGTTTCGTCGCTTGCTGCAAGCTGTATCGCTTCGGGAAGGCCAGTAAAAACACCTGTATCAGTTATTTTAAGCCTATCGACATTGTTCGTTTTGAATATTAAATCCGCAGTTCCTTTGCCCTCAATTGTTAGGTCGATATTGTTTTGACTATGTATTAACGGAATTTTGTGAATCTCTCCGCCAGTCATGTCAATTGTTTTTCCATTGCAATCTATCTTACCAACTGGATTTAAAATTATATCACCTGTGCTTGTTATTTCATCTACATTTAAAAGGTCGTTGCCATTCATGTCAATATCATTAGCACCTGCACTATTACCAGCTATTAAAACCGTTGCAAGGTCATCACCACCGCCCCCGCTTAACTCAAAAAAAAAAGAGCTCGAAAGTAAAGCGACCAAATCAAAAGCATTACCCGAGAAAGCGACAGCGCCTGCAGGCTCCACCTGAGTGTTTGCAATCTGGCTGGCAAAAAGTGAGTGCCACTGATTGAAGCCAAATTTTACGATCACCTCGTCAGTGCCTTTGACATCCAAAGCGTTGACGTTGACAAAAACCTTTTGGATGTTGTTAGCGGCATCTGTTAAAACGACGTTCCCAGTCGATTGTTTTACAATATTCATATTAGTAAAATATTATGTTTGTTGATGTATTTTTTTTCGTCTCGCATGTATGGCAGTGCTTGCCAGTCATATTGAAATAACCGCATCCGCAGTTTGTATGGCAGCTTCCACAATCGTCCTCACACGGGCAATTATTAGCGTCAAACAAAGGCAAATCTGCCTTATTAGCACAAAGAAAGTTTTCGATTAAAGGCTTTAAATTGTCAATACGCTGCATCATGTTATCCTGAAGGAATCGCACGCCGTTAACACCTGCATTTTGCGCAAATTCGCTATCGTTTTGATATATGCCCTTACTACTTACTTGCATAGTCAAATAAGGCAGAACTTCGTAATAAACAGCATAAGCAGTATATCTGAGCAGGAACTGCACCCAGAACGTCTCATATATCGCAGGCGCTGGAGCAATAAACTTATTGACAATTGCCCCGACTGCAGGGTTGTAATTGCTTTCTAAAGCATTTTGTTGCAGTATCATATCTTCATATAAAGCTACGCCGAGTAATGGCTGCAAAAATCGCTCTTCGCTGTCCTTAATGTGCGGGCTTATTTGATTAACGTCGAAGCGAGCCGTAACTGGAGCAGGTCTATAAATACCTGTATTAACTACCTCACCCGGCTTGATTAGTGTCGTCATTTATATCGTGTTTTTCATCAATTATTTCTTCATTTTCAATTTGTTGAAAGCCTAACTCCGCCCTCATCTCATCGATTGTTAAAATGTCCTTTATATGTATGTCGCCTGCAAAAGATACTGGCATTGGCTTGGCTATATCGACCGCAATATTTGACCAGTCATACCCGAGCCATTTGCCAGCGTCTTGAATAATAGGGTTGAGGAACTTTGTCAAGTACAGCCTTTGCATCGGACGTATGACTGTATTATAAACAATGTCAAACTCTGATCGGATCTGTTGATTTGTTCCTAAGCTGCCAGCCGTGCGAAGGCCCGTGAGCGATACCGACCAACGATGTGCTGTAATAATATTAGTCTGAGCCATATTTTGCAGGTTCAAAAATTCGCCCTCTGCTGAGCTATTTAAAACTTGCACGTCTGATTTGTAAGTCGGATCTCTTAATGCCTGAATAAACATTTTAGAGTTGTTCCCAGTACCGGTAAAGCATTCCTTCATCGCCCTAACAACTTGCTGAGCTTCCTCTTGATTAGCTGAGCCAAACAAACTGATAATTGCAGAAGGAGTGAAACCGTTTTCAAATTTGCTTTGGTTATATTTCGGGATCCTATATTCGAGCTCTGCCCAGATTTTAGCGCTTACCCAGTCAGGAATGCCCCAATAAACAAGCGTCGGCTCGTAATTTTTCAAGTGAACGATTGACTTTTCAACCCCTCCGATTTTCTCAAATACTGGAAAGATAGGTAAGTCCGTCACATTTTGCGGAGTTATCTCCCACGCTTCTTCAAACTCGTCAGAAACGCCAATATGCGTCGGATAAATACTGTCTTTTGCAGCCTTTCGAGGTCGGCACCAGTTAATCGGTAAGCAGCGCAAATAATACTTTTTTGTCTGACCTACTTTAATCCTCTGCACTTCAATAAAGGCATTGCCAAAGCTTGCAAAATCTTTGCAAATTTTAGAGGTCAACTCTTCGACATTTAAACCCTCTGGAGTCAATACCGTGAGCCAGTCGTTAAGACTTTGGATCTGGTCCTCTGTTATTTCCTGAGCCTCAACTTTTGCTGTCTTTAAACTTGCGAGCATTGACATTGTAGCCGCAGGAACCGTATAAAAGCCGTCACCGCCAAAATAATTGACTTTCTGCTGAATAATGCCAGCCGTTGTCGGGCTATTGTTGCAAATAGCCTGCAATCTGTCAAGCCTACAAAGATCGTAAGTACTGAACGGAACGTACGTCCAGACCGTATTATTTAAAATTTCCCTTGAAGGTTCCCGAAAAATATCATCTACTTTGAAAGGGTGCACTCCGTTATTTAGTGAGCCCCAAGCGTAAACGTCTGTTTTTGGCTTAATTTCTGCCTGTATAACGGTTTTTCTCCTACTCATTGATATCTGTCGTTTCTGCTTTAAAGTTGTCTATTGCCTTGTTTTTAGGCTTTTTCCCTACTAGCTCAACACCTTTGAAACCTATATGATATAAGTGCTCTAGTTGATCTTGCGTAGCCTTTGACAAATGTACGGTAAATTCTGTATTATAAACCGTGCAATCGATGAATTTTTCTTTTACTTTAAACATAAAAACAGATTTTTAATTTAAAAAAAGGGGAAGGATAAAAACCCTCCCCCTCCGTATGAATTCCCCAAAATCCAAAGTTAGACTGGAATAGTTACCGTCGAAGCAACTGGAATAGCCTGTACTGTTCCGCGTGATGTTAGCGTAATAGTCGACTGGTTCTGGTCATTGATTGCAGTACCGGTAACCGTTTCGAAGTTTGTCAGCTGAGCAGGATAAGCAATCCCCAAAGTTGTTAAATCATTGGGAGCACCCCACATCCAGCGCGTTCCGTTATTCTCTTCGTGGATTACGATAAAGCCGCAGCAACAATCTTGCAGCTCCTTAATTGCCTCTCTCGTTGCCAAAGCATGACACGGAAAGATAGCAACTAAAGTCTGAGTAATTACCGTATTGCAGTTAGCTCTTTCGCCGGTTTCTGTAAAGTTCCCCGTCTCTTGATAGGGCTCAAATAGGTAAAATTTTGTAGCCCCTACCATTGTAATTGTATCGATTTCGCCAGCCGTGATATTCAAAGCTGAGACATCCTCTTTCGAAGCTACCCAGAACTTTGCTAAACCACCAGCGCAGGCGTTTGCGCAATCTATTGTTAAACCAACTGTTAAACAGCTCATAGTTATATTTTTATTAGGTTAAAAAATTTAGTACGCAACCGTGATAAGATCAGAGTGCTTGTAGTTAAAACCAAGATAAAATCTTGATCTAACTTTTAATTTTTCCTCTTCCATATCGTGCCAAGCCATTGCCTGATTGATCGGATTAGCGATGTCAGTACCCAAAACAAAGTTAGTACGCTCTGTGTAAAGTACAAAGTTTGCATCCTGTACATTCAAATAAGAGTCCGCATATTGCTGCCATTCGTACATTGGTTTTACTTCGATACCGTTAAACGTTAAACGCTGAGCGCCATCAGTCAAAAGCGTCAAATGAGCCGCAGAGCTTACGCCATTGTTCTGAAGGTCTTGCAGATATTGTCTGTAAACGTTAGCAGATACTAAGAATACTTTTTGAGCTTCCGGTACCGCTGAAAGTACGTTTGTGCTATTTTCCCATACTGCACTAAGCAAGTCAATACCATCGCCAGCGCCGAGTGGAGTACCCGAATTAGAATTGATGTAAGGAACCAAGTTATTAGCTACTAATTGCGGAATATAAACAGACCACATACCGTCTGTAATATTTACTGCATCGTCAACGCTTGCCTTGTTACCAAAGAAAGCAACCTTTAACATCTGTTTGCGCAAAGCCTGTACCATGCGAGTCATCAAAATTTGCATGAAGATTGTACCTTCTAAGTTGCTGATCTGAGTTCCTGCTTTAAGTTTTTGCTTATAAACAGTACCTAAAAATTCGTCGTAACAAAGCTCAAGATTTACTTTGATTTCGTCAACTTCGATACATCTTTCGAACAATCCGAGTGCACCCTTTGGAGTCCAACCGCAACCGCCTGACAGCTGCATAATATCCTCCATTACGCCCACATAACCGATTTGCTGCTTATTATTTACGAGTACCATAGTCTCGAAAATGTCTTCAATTTCTGCATCAAAAAATACTGGTTTGAAAAGCATTTCCTGCGCCTGAGTGCCAACTAATCCAATACGGAATTGGCCTGCTTCAAATGTTGCCATTATATATTATTTTTTATTTATTAAAAGATGAATTATACTAAAGTAAAAAGTATGTTTATATAATAAGCAGGATTTAACGGGTCGTTACTGTTTATTGTTATTGCCCCACCGTAAGCACCAGCTGCGCCTGAAGTGTCAACTGTTCCACTATAAGCGATTGACTGACCCGGATAAATAACACCCGAAAAAGGAGCTAAAGCAAAGGAAGCAACATCTGCTAAAAAAGATACTGAAGAAACCGTCAAAACCTGATTACCTACATTTCTAACATAAACCGTGAAAGGCTCAGTCGTTCCACCTGAGGTAAAACTACCAATTATATAATTACCATTGTCGGCAACTATTGTTGCATTGTCAGCTTTTAACAATCTTAATGCAGGAGCCCATAGAGCCTCCGTATCAATTGCCAAAGTTCCGCCATCATATCCGAATGAGAATCTTCTAACACAATCGCAGCCGAGTATGTCAAGATCACCTGTTGCAATTTCGATAATTACAGACCAATTGCTTCCAGTTAGTGTTGAAACATCTATTGCAATACTTGAAACGGTACCCGTGCCAACGCCAGTAACAAAATTACCTGCTCCGTCTGTTATTTGAACTTTGATATACTTTGTATCATAGCCGCTTGTCGGTGCGTTAAACGTGAAAGTGGTAACGCTCGAAGTTGTCTCAGCACTAAAGTCCAATTGAAGATCGCAGCAACCTCCGCAGTTTTCAATTTTTAGTATCTCAGCATTTGCAGCGTTTGCAAGCGGATTCGTGCGACTGAAAAAGAACTCCTCTGAGTTCCCCTCCACAAAAAAGTTTTCTTTATTGAATGACATTTTATGTTAGTTTTTGATTAGTGAGTTAATAAATTTTGAAGCCTGTACGATCTGGTCTTGAGTGAAACCAATCTCAGCAGTTTTTTCGGCCTTCACATCGCTTTTGTAGCTAATTTTGGCCTGTATTTCGGCTTCTAAAGCTTCAAGTTTCAATTGTTTTTCCTCAAGCTGTTTGTCTAATGCTTCGATTTTGGCTTCCATTTCGGCTTTGTCGTCGCTCTTTACTTCCTCTTTCACTTCAACGGCTGGCTCTACGGCTTTGTCCTCAGAAACAGCAGCCTCGTCGACTTCGTTCTCAGTAATTTCTGCCTTAAAACCAAACATTTTAGCGAGTTGCTGGAGAAAAGTCTTTTTTTCTACTTGCATACTGTTTTTGATTTTATTTGGAATATTTTTAAATCTTGCCTCCGCTCTTATCATTGCGTAGGTCTCCTCGTATATAGTTTGTTCTTCTTTTTTCTCTTCGACAATCATATCAATAAAGCCCATTTCGAGCGCTTCCTCTGCAGTAAACCAAGTCTCCGCCGACATCATTCGTTTGACTTCTTCAATGGTTTTCTTTTTATCTCCTCCGATTAACTTCCCTTTGCTTTCGAGCTGAGCAGTATAAATTTGGGCCATTTGATCGTCAAACATTTTCAAAAGCTCGATAGTCTTTTCAAGCTCCATAGCGTTCCCTTCAACTCCGCCCCAGCTATTGTGCATCATGAAAAAGGAGTTCTTTGTCATTTCCTTTCTCTTACCTGCCATCAAGATAATTGTCGCAGCACTGGCAACAATCCCGATGCCTCTTGTCGTCGTTTTGCCAGCATATAAAGCAATCATTTCACTAATTGCCATGCCCTCAATAATAGACCCGCCAGAGCTTGATATATTGATTAGGACATCTTGACCGCCTGCATCGTTAAGGGCTTTTTTTACTGAGTCTTTCGTCTCCGTATCTTTGCTGCCTATTGTGCCGAAAATATTTATTTCAAACATCTTTATAGATTTTACACAAAGATAAAAAGCCATTTACTCAAAAAAAAACGATAAATAAAAAAAACCGTTACCCCCTGCAGAGTAACGGTCAAACTTAAAAACCAATGGAATTATAACACAAACACAAATATAAATCTTTATTTCAGATCGTAGCGCCAAAGCTCATATTTTTCAATAACTGAGATTAAAATTTCTGCATACTTTGGAGCTGTTGCATATCCGCACTTTTTTAAACCCCGAGCCCAGTTTTTATAATCAGTCCTTTTGAGCTTTGTTAAATGCCTATAATGTTTTGACGTCAAGAGTCTGGAGTGATCTCGATATGACCACCAGGCGGAACGGTAAACAACGAAGCGATCCGTCGGAGTGTCGTCCCGGTAAACTGCAAACTTTTCTTTTCGCCCACGATGCCATTTTACCCCAAAATGATTGTTATGCTTTCGGGCCAAACTTGACTTTCCGCAGTTGCTTTCGATTATACCCTGAGCCAATGTGATGCTGGCAGGTATATTGTAAAGTTCCGCTTCCTTCCTTGCAGTCTTCAAATACTTTTTGATGTATCGCTCGATATGCTGCGGAGCTGGCTGTCTCTTCAGGGCTGGAAAGGTTGCTGAACAAAAGAGTAAAATTGTTAAAATTAAGATTGTCGATTTCATAAATAAGGTATTAAATTATAAAAAGATGTTTACCAAAGCTGCACCTACTGCATAGCCTAAACCATAGCACAAAGCTAATTTTGCGCGCTGCCAGTTGTTCTTTGCCTCTATTTGGTATGCAAGGAAAGGCAGCCCTAAGAAAGGCCCTACAAACGCCCAAAAAACCATTGGCACCAACTGCCTATCAGATACGGCACTAATGTAAAATGTCGATGCAATTTCGATAATGACTGCGGCAAGGAATAGGATTGTGTATTTCATGGCTAAAGTTTTTTCAAAGGTTTTATTTCCGTGATGCTATCATTCACAAAAAATATTTTTAGCGTATCGGCACCATTAAAAGACTGCTCTGGTGCTTTGTACTCCTGCTTAAACTCGCAACGTAATAGTTGGTAAGCCAAGATCGACAAAACTATTACCGCTAATATGTCCCTCATGATTTCGGAACAAAGCTTTTAAGCTCGTCAACCTCTTGTCTGGTCCGCGTGCAGATGAAAGCATCTTTGTGGGCCCTCTGCCAGGTAGCGATCATAAAGTCGGCCTCCTCCTCCGTTTCGTAAACAAATAGGATCCTGTAATATTCGCCCTGCTGCTCAACTTTTGCAGAGTCGAAGGTGCACATCGCCAGATGCTCAGCTCTAATGTACTGCGGAGTCTTTGTGCTCATAATCTGGATGCAGTAAAAAGTGTCTGCTTGCTGAGCGATTGCGCTAACTGAAAGCGCTAAAATCAAAAATAAGGTTTTCATAAAATAAGGTTTTTAAAATTGATAATAATTGATTAAAAAGGTAGCTCGTCAGCATAATCTACCAACCTCGCTAATATTTGTCTTTCGAGTTCATACTTGTCGGCTTTCATAAATTCTGCAGCTTCTGAAACGTCCTCCATTTTGTGACGGTTGACTTTTAGCTCTGTGATAATATACTTTGTAGCCATGCTTACATAGTGCTCCTCTGGATGCTTAAAAAAATCTGCTCTTACATCAACTCGATATTCAAAGCCCGAGTGATAAGCGTAATATAAAATTTCGCTATGTACAATATTTGGAGCAATCAGTCTGTCTCTAGTTAGGTAATGTTGAAGCTTTTCGCCTTTGGACTTGTACTCAATAACGGCCCGTTTGTTCAGACTTTTTTCGTGCGTCAACTCTACAACCTTAACAAAGGTTAAAACGCTGCGATAAGGCTTTTGTGTCGTGTCTGTCAGCTCTACGAATGCAAACATGTTAATAAGGTTTAAAATGATTATGGTAAAATAGCTGCTCTTAATCTTCCAGTCTTTGTCAGGTATAAACCCCAAAAAGCGCCTTGTTCTTGCGCCTTAACAATCTTTTTTGCATAGGCTTCGGAAAAATATTCTGTTAACTGTGATGAATGAATCCATCTAACAACTTTGTCAGTTGTCTTGGTTTCGAAAATTGGCATTGAATAAGTATTCATAATAAATAAGGTTTTTAAAAAGTGATAAATTATTTGCAGTTGGTCGGATACTGCGCCCCGATAGGATTATATTAGTGCTTTAATAAATTCCATCTCTTCAGATGTAAATACGGTGGGGCTTGCAACCCAACCATGTATTAAGGCATATCCAATGGTTTCAATGTAATCTTGTTCTGTAGGGTAAAAATCCCCACTTTCATTAAGTTCATTGCTGTTGAATGCTAATACATTCATTTTTGATACGATTTTTTCTGCGGTTGTCATTGTGTTTGATATATAAATTGTTTAATAATATTGCAGTTGGTCGGATACTGCGCCCCGTAGGCTGGTTAAAATTGTTTTGGATATAGGTTTAATTTATTGATAGCTATATCTATTAAATCATCCGTTAATCTGATTGTATTTGATAAACATCTAACTTTCCAAGTAATTATATTTGCTTTAAATAACTTATCAGCTAAAGTAATTTGCATAATAGTTCCTACGCCTTCAATCTCAATTTTTGGATTTGAATTTATTTCTGTTATTACTTTGAAATTTTGCATAATCTTAATTTTTTGTGTGTGAATAATTCCCTTTCGTTATATGTTGATACAAAGATAGAACTAGTTATTCAAAAACAAAACATTTTAGTAAAAAACTTTCATAAAAATGTAAATTATTTTTTTTAAGCCCTAAAAATCGAACTTATTTGGTAGGAAATAAGCAGCGTGATTGCCTAAAATATGGTAAATCGCTGTCTCTTCGACGGGTAAAACCTTTGTTAATTCAGTCACTGCAATTGCCTTTTTGCCGTATCTTTCCAAATACTCAGGATAAACTTTGACAACAACATAGCGATTTATGACCGATTGCCTTACAATATTGTATTTAAGCAGGTAAAATATAATCGACTGCAAGTTCGGTATCTCTCCGAGCTTTTCCTGCAGTTCGACTGATAGCAAATGACAAAACAAGCGCCTCGAGTTTTTCTGCCTGTCCCTTGTTAGGTTTATGATCATAGCTCCAAATTTCGGAAATACATTATTACTTTGCCTTTGCAAGATGAACAGCTCAAATCTTTTTTCATACGCTTTTCTACATTCTCGCCCCTCTGGAATACCTTTATAAACCGATAGTAAAAATAAAACATTCTTTCGAGGTCTTGGTATGGCACGAGCATGGAACTTTTGTTACGCTCGATTATTTGCTTAACCTCTGGCAGGTGCTCCGCTGGTATTTCTCTGATATACATATATAATAATTTAGAATGATGCTGTAGCTCTGATCTCTTTCCTTTCGCTCCTTCCTTTCTCCACATCGTCGTCAGTACTGGCTGTATAAATAACCTGCAATCTGTCAATACGTCTCTGCGTCTCCATTACTAGATCCTGCATTACTTTAAATCTGTTTTGCTCTTCGCCTGCTCTGTTGAGGCTATCTTGCAGAAAGCCAGACGGAGCGCCCACAACTCCACCGAGCGCAAAGTTCGGAATCCGTGCCGCCTTTAATGTCGAGTAACCGATCCGCCCTTGCTGCTCCCTATTAAGTACAACCTCGCCAGTTTTTAAAGTCGCTAAGACGTTATCTCCATTGCTGAGCGGCTTTATATTGCCCCTACTCGTAACACGTCCACCGCTGGCGAATTGTACTATCTCGTCACCTAAACCAACCACGCCTCCCTTTGCAAGTGGTTGTGCTGCAATAAGTGCCGTTTGTGCTGCTCCGACTATACCGGCTGCAATGGCTTCAATAACATTTACACCCGATGCAATTTTTAAAGCGTTTCCACCTGCTGATAAAGCCGCGGTAACTGCCAAAGCCGTTTGTATAATAGACTGAATTATGGCAATTGCCTTTTGTCTTTTTGCGTCTCGCTTTCTTGAATCCTCTTTTGCCTTTTCTAATGCTGCTTGGTTTGCAATTTCAGCATCGAGTTGCTGTTGGAAATATCGACGTCTTAGCCCGGTACTGTTTTCAAGTTCCGCCTGCAAGTTTTCTTGTCTTAACTGACTCCTTTCTATATCCGCATCAAATGCCGCCTGCTGTCTTTCATTAGCAACTGCAAAGGCCTCACCAATTAAGCCGATACCCTCATTAAAATACCCAAGAACCTGCTCAAATTGGTCTTGTTTTATTTTCGCCTGCTCGTCTGCATTTTTCGCCACATCGTCTGTCTGCTTTTTCTCCTCAGCTGAAAGGTCTGTAAACAGCTTTTGACGAGCTAATAAAATTTTGTCATACTCTTCCTGAGTAATTCCAACCTTTAGCTTTCCATTTTCGTCTACTATTTCAAGCTCAGCATCGTTAAGGGCTTGGATCTCGTTGTTAATTTGCTTTATTCTTTCGAGCCTATCCTTCTCTGCTGCGTCCCTGATTAGTTGCTCCCTTTTCTTTGCATCTTTTTCAAGCGCCAAAGCCTTATTAAGGGCCTCTTGATTTTTAAGGTTGCTAAGTTCGTAAAAATTACCAATCGAATCAAGCTCTGAGCTAAGCGCCATGTTTCTAAATTCAATTAATTTTTCGGCCTGCTCTTTTGCTTTGGCCAGTTCCTCGCTTCGCGCTTCCGCCTTTACGACAGCAATCTGAGCTTCCGAGTTTTTCTCAATTTCTAATTTCAATCTTGCAATTTCTTCCGAAAGTTTTTTCTCATCCTCTGCACTTTTTGCAGCTGACTTTGCATTCTCTTCCCTAATCTTCCCAATCTCTGCGACATTTAGTTTTATTGCCTCTTTGAGTTGAGCCTCAGCCTCTTTCGCTCTTTCTTGATTCTCTTCCTGCAGCTTTTTTAATTGGTCATTAAGAGCTGCAATCTGTCGCTCTGTTCCAATCTCAATCTCTCTTATTTGGCGTGCCTGATCGTCCTTTATACTTTTAATTTGCTCGTCAATATATCTAGCGCGAAGGTCTGCCAATAATGCCAGTGCGTTTTTTTGAGCAGAAAGCTCTGACTCTATAAACTTATTGCGATCCTGCCCTAATTTTTCAACTGCAGCCGTATAATTCCGAGCCTTATCCTCAGCTGCTTGTTGACGTTTTCTTTCTTCCTCTGCAACTTTATTTTCCTCGTCTTGCTTGTCCTTCAAAATTTTCATTTCTTCCTCAGCTGCTTTCTTTGCCGCTGCCGTTTGCTCATCAAGTATCTTTTTTTGCTTTTCCATTGCTGCGGAATTATCATCGACCGCTGCCGTTGCATCTTCTTGAGTTAATGTATAGGCTGCAACCGCACCACCCGCCGCAATAATACCTGAAATAATTAAGCCTGCAGGATTAGCTTTTACCGCATTATTAAAAGCTATCTGAGCCGCTTTTGCAATACCAAGAACAACCTCGTAAGCAGCAAGTGCAGCCGTTTGAATTCCTGTTGCAACCGCTGACAAAAACATTGCAACCTTACCTGCATTAATGCCTATAACAAATATGCCAAGCGCAACCGCTGCCGTGCTAATAATCGGAGCTAAATATGTCAATACTTGTATTAATCCATTTACTAAATTTATTAAAAAAGTAATAGGAGAAAGTAATAATTGAACTGATGTAGTCCAAAATTTAAATATATCTATAGCTTTATTGCCGGGAGAAAAAACCCCAACTATAGCACCTATAAAATTAAAAATAGTTTTACCGAGATTAAAAAAAGCCATTCCGATAGGCTTTAAAGCTTCATAAACATGTATTAAAATATTTATCAAATTTGAAGTTGCTGCATTCTTGAACTCCTTAAAAGTGTTAACAATCTCTTTTGTCTGCTTAGATACGTTTATTTGACTTTTTGCAAGCTCTTTGTTAGACTCTAAAACCCTCTTATTCCCGACTGCGACATCGCTTAACTCATTGCTTGCCTCAGTAAAAGCACCGGGTAGCTCTTTAATTTTGTTTAGATAATCGTCTGCATTTCCTCTACCCTCGACAAGAGCTCCCTCTAATTTTCCGAGTGCTTCCTCGAAAGATATGCCCATTTTGCCAGCGAGCGCCTTAGCTGCTTCCCCGATTGTCTTTGCATCCGTCCCAAATGTTTCTGCCAGTGCAGTTGTTTGAGCTGTTAAGGCATCAAGATTTGAGCCGAAAGCGCCCGACAAGTCCATTACAGTATTACGCGTCTCAGTTATTTTTTTATTAAACTCGTCAAGCTGACCGATAGCTCTGCCTATTAAATTAGCTGCCTGAAAGGCCACAAAGCCACCAATTAAAGCCTTCCCAAAGCCTGATATATTCCCCTCTGAATTTCTCAGCTGAGTGCTGAACATTTCAAAGCCTGGTATCGTTGCCATTAAGGATCGCTGTATTCTTTGGAAGGTCTTTGGATAATTACCGACGTTTCTTTGGAACTGCCCGACCTGCCCATCTACATTTTTGAGTGTTTTGTCGAGCTGTTGTATCTCCTTTTGCAGTTTATCAAGTTCCTCAGCACTTTTCGACCCATCCAGGGCAGCATTTTTAAACTCCTTCCGCAATCTGTTAAGCTTTGCACTGGCTTTGTCATAAGCCCCGAGCGAACTTTCCTCTAAAAAAGATTTATTGACCTCATCCTGAGCCTTCCGAAGGGCCTTTTGCTGAGCTGTCATTTTGCCGAGCGTCTGGCTTAACTGCTCAAATTCCTTCCTGCCTTCCTCAGTACTAATGTCAAGCGCGTTCATCGCTTCCTTAGTCTGATTTATCTCGCTGTTTAGTTGGTTTATTGATTGTATTCCGTCTATCTGAATAGTAAAACCGACAACTGTATTGGACATTTTATACTGTATTTAATTTTGCTGCTAAAATTGTGCTTTGTATATTGGCATCCGCTCCGACTTCCTTATTATCGAGTACAAAATAAGTCTTAGTGCTTTGATTTTTCGCCACGTTAAAGGTGTTTATTTCCTGCAGGATATAAGTATTGTTATTGATGTATATCTTGTCTCTAAACGTCAAATTTTGGATTTTAAGCACGTCCCAAAGGATAAATAATTCAAGATACTTGCCTCCGTTCCGCCTTACCATTTCCGAAAGATATAAGCGTTTCAATAAACCTGCAACCGCAAAGCCGTTGACCGTCACATCGCCAAAGCTGAGCGAGGTCTGGAAGCCCGTCGTATCATTGTAATCGATCATGTAGTTAAGCGGATTTTTTAAACCTACCACCGCCGTGCCGTTATATACATTTATCACTCCGTTTTCTTCGCCCGTTGGAATAGGATCTGATACTAATAAGCGCGGCACTATCTGAGTAACTGTTTCGGCACTGGTGCTTGTCTCTAAATAGTTGACCACCCAAATAATCGGAATCATTGGCGTTTTTACGCTGGTTACTTCCACAATCTCGTTATCTGCTAACACTAATGTAGGAGCAAAGAAAGGATTTTCAACAACCGTTTCTCCCTCTTTAAATCTGTTTGTTAAGAACTGAAAGCGAGCCTCCAATATTCCCAAATTTTGATTTAGATTAAGCGCCTCGACTGTCGGATCGCTGCTGTCGTCCTTCCACTTTAGTCGGAGTTGGCTTAATTGCTTAGTATCGCTTACCAATTCTCCGCCCTTGCTTAAATCTACATAAGGTGTATAATCGATTGCTTTTTGAGCCGTGTAAAATCCGTCCTCGAGATCTGTTGTTGATGGCCTGCTGTCGAGAACGTAATCGTCCGCAGGCTCAATATAAACCGTTCTGCTGCCCTCGTTTGTTTCAAATACTAAGTTGAAAGCGTGAGACAAGCCTCGAATGAAATCTATAACTTTGAGCGAAGGATCAATGACATATTTTAAGTCAAGCTGAGTGCCGTCTACCAGTTCAGCTTCGCCAATAATATCCATATTTATAACAAAGTATGTACTCGGATCTATCGAAGCGGCTGCAAGTTTTAATCCAATGTATTCTCCAGCATTCAATTGTATAACTTGACTTTCAATTAATAAATCAAAATTACCACTTGAAACAAAAGTATTAAAATAAGTTGCTCCAATCGTAAGCGCAAAGCTGCCGTTTTTAACAATCCCTCCTTCTGCCTGCCATGTACTTATAGTAGAAAAAACTTGAATCCGAAACCTTACGACGTAATATCCAGTCGATGGCGCAACGTAGTAACCAGCGTAAAACCCTGCTGAATTGTAAGGATTAGGCCCTACTAAAGGAAATACTGTCTGATTAGTAAAAACAACTGGAAAGTAATTGCCATTCGGATCTACTATCGTTTCGTTTACTGATACATTAAGATAGTCCTCTCCATATTTACCAGCCAAATATCTGCTCAGCAATGGCACTGGCATAATTAACCTATTTGCAAAGTCAGTAAGAAAAAACCCGCTTACCATTGTGTAACCTATCGTCGCAAAGGCTTTATTAAGCACATCGACAATAAAGATTGCAGGGTGTGAGTCCTCCAAAGCGTCAAGCTGGCCGAAAGTTGTATAATCTTTCAGCTTTAAAGGCAAATATTTAAAGTCATCCGCCGGGTAGGTGTTGACCCAGTGCGCAAGATTGTCGGCGTAAGAATAGGTATGAGCCGTAAACGTTAAATCCTTAATCAAAAGGTCTCCGATCCGCGTGCTCCAATCCGCATTGTTACCATAAAAAGCCACCTTATAACTCTTCCCCTGCCAGAAATATTGGTCTTGCCTGAGTGTAACCGACTGCAGCTGGCAGCGCCCTATAAAGAAAGGAAGCCCGTCAACCTCGATACTAGCCGACA